GCAGCGGGAAGAAGACCCAGTTGAAGAAGACAAGTGCGCGCCCGGAGGGAAGAAGACCAAGAGGAAGAAGACTACATATTCAAACCGGCGAAATCTCTGCACTTTCAGAACGACGCTGGCACCAGCGGTCGATCAGGCCCTTGTAGCTCTTCAAGGCTCGCGCCGTCCGCGTGGGCTTCACGACCTCATCGAGGAACCGATAGGCGACCGGGTACTTCCGCTGGATCTCCTCCAAACTCCTGTCGCAGATGTCCAGGGCCCAGCGCCTCATCGCCTGGAGCGCATGGGTCGTGATATCATCGCCCGTGACATACGGGCGGAGGAGGGAATCCGGCTCCGAACGCAGACGCTCGAACCAGGGGTGATCTTCGCCGATGACGAAGGCCATCCCCTTGCTGTTATTGACCCCCTCGAAACTGAATAGGCCGTCGCGCAGCGGCTTGGGTGCCCATTGGTCCTGGCTCTCCTCTACCAGGCGCGGACCTATGTGCCGGCACTCCGAGCCGTCCGCGTCCTTCGGCCCCCGATACTGTCCCTTGTAGAAGCACACCAGCGCGACGATGACAGCCGCGGTGCCGGGCCATGCCAGCCCCTTCCGGGCGAAGATGATGTTGCCTCGCCGGACGATCTCGCCGAGCCCGACGTCAATTGCGCTGCCTTCGGCGATGTTCGTGGTGGCCAGGAGTCCATAGCCTCCCTCGGACCTGATCAGCTCGGCCGCTCGCCTATGGAAGAGGATGCAGAGGTCGACCTTGCCGGCCTTCGCCCCGACGATCATCCGGGCCTGCCACTGCATGCGCTCTCCGAGAATCGGTTTCCAGAGTCTGTTCCCGAGGAACGGCGGATTGCCGATGACAGCGTCAAAGCCGGGATTGTCGCGAGCGAAGACCTCTGGGAACTCCAAAGGCCAGTGGAACGGTCTGCGGACGGGCTTTCCGCGCGGCAGACCCTCGGCCAATGCGCACCGGGTTGTCTCCCCGAGTTGGCGGGTCTCTTTCTCATCGCCGCCGAGGACTCGGTCGGCCTTCATCGCCAAGAGGTCCAGCGTGCCATCGCCAGCGCTTTCGCTTCCATTAGAACGAAGGACTTCGGCGACGAACGCATCGGCAATCAACGACGGATGTTCAAGGACGTCGCGCGACTCCTCGTCGAGACGGGCCATGGCTTCGACGTCGTGGATGTCGCGGATGCGTATCTGCCGGAGGCGCATGCGGAGTTTGATCGTGCGCCGGACGGCATCCTCAATGTTTCGGCCGAAAAGCCGAAGCTGATGCTCCGGCCGGTCGGGATCCATCGTCAGCTTCGTGAGCTGGTCCAGCCTGTGGATCCCAAGCAGGCTGTCGCCGCAACGCAAGTTGTGGTCCAGGAACGCGAAGGGGCGGCCCTTGGCCATGGTCGTCAGCCAGATCGAAAGTTTGGCCAGTTCCACGGCCAGCGGGTTCAGGTCCACGCCGTATAGGCATCGCTCGGCGACCAGCCGCCTTGCGATCAGCAGCCGCTCGTCGGTGTCCTTCGGCAAGCGTTCGTGGCTCTCCGCGGCATCGACGACAGCGCCATCGACTGTGACGAACCGCCCGGCGTCCTCCTCGCGCCCCCAGGCCTCGACCAGGCGCTCGGAGAGATATCGGCAGGCCTGCACGAGGAACGCCCCCGAGCCCATGGCCGGATCGCATATCTTGAGGTCCAAAAGTTCGGCGGGGGGCTTCAGACGCCACTGTTCGCGCGGACGGCCCTCGGCCGGCCCTTCATAGACGATGGGCTCGAGCGTCTTCTCCACGATGGTCTCGGTCAGCGAGCGCGGCGTGTAGTGCGTTCCCGTCTCACGGCGGTCAGCCCCCGGCGTGACGGCGAACGACCCCGCACGGTAGACGAGCGGGCGGCCCCAACTGTCGGGCCGGATGAGACTTGCGAAGGGCAGGAGGCGGCGAGCGAGCGCCTCGTCGCCCCCGCATGCCTGGACGAGAGCGACGAACGCTGCATCGTCCCCGCCGCGCTCCAATGCGTTCCGTACAGCGCTGGCGGACCGTCCGGTCAGCTCTGCGAGGCGCTCGACGGCGGTTTCGATCCCGCGAGAGCGCAGGGATTCGAGTTCGGCCAGGGCGATGCTCGGATGCCGAATCTTCTTCGAACCGGCCAGCCCGAGGGTGACATCGGGCACCTTGGCGACGGTGTACTCGAGGAGGCCCTCGTAGACGTGGCCGATCTGCTCCACATCAAGGGCGCGGTACGACAGGAGCTGCGCGCCGCCGCGATGTTCGAGGACCTGAAGCGCCGTCAGGAGCAGCAGGACCGTGCGGTTATCTATCGGCAGCGGGTCGGCCGTCGCATCCCGCCAGGAAGTCCCTTTGGGACGCCCTTCAAGGAAGGGGAAGCGGTCGGGATCGAACAATGACCCGCCGAGGGCGGGCAGCCGGAGCGTCTCGTGTTCGATGCCGCCATAGACCGCCCGGAAGACGGCCAGCATCCGCGACCAAGCGTCGTATCGGCGTTCCAACACCTCGGAGCCGTGCAGCGACTCCGCCTCCCGCAGAGCCGCCCGGAGGGTCGAGATCGCATAGCACTGGTCGTACAAGGGCTCGCCGAGCAGCAGGAGTCCCCTCTCTTCGGCGCAGAGGAGGAAGACGAGCCGCATCATGACGGTCAGGCCCGCCTCGTAGAGCTCAGCCGGCCCCACGTCCTTCAGCAACTCGCCGTTGCGGTCCTGGTCCGCGCGGCCGAGAGCCTGGATGAGGACTTCGACGGCGCGCCGGACCTGCTCGCCGAGGGTGTCGGTGACCTCCTCCTGGAACGCGATGGATTTCTCGAGGAGCCGGTCGAGCCGCTGATCTTCGGCACCGAAGCAGCGGCGCACTCCCAGCAGCGAGACGAAGGCCCTGAAAGTCACGGGCTCCTGCCACCAGAGCCGGGCCAGCCAAGTCGCATAGCCGGAAGTCCCGCCGACGGGCGCATTGACCACCGTCCATCGCTCGCCGTCGGTGACGAGTCCGACCCGCACGTCGTTGGCGCGGCACAACACCGTCATCCGCTCCAGCGGCGAAACGGGCCAGCGGTCGCCCGGCAGCGGCTTTTCCAGATCGGTCTCCGGGGGATGGACGGCGATGAGCAGGCGCGGCCTGCCGTCGTCCCCCTGAACGGCGAAGTCGGGGGCTATCTCCACGCCGTGCTCAGGAGCGCGATAGGCCAGCCGACCGCCGAGGCGGTCGCGCGGAATGAGGACCTCGTCCTCGTACTCCAGGGCCTCCTGGAGGACCATGCGAATCCACGCGGCGTGCAGCTCTGCGAGTTCGGGATCGTCCTCGTCCACCGCGTCGCGCCACTCATCATACGCCGCCCGAAGCCGCTGGCGCCGGGGCGTTTCGATCTTCTCCAAGCCCTGGGGGAATACGTCCTCGAGGACCGTCGCGGCGATGAAGGGGCCGGAGGTGTCGACTAGGGAGAGCCATTCTACTTGTTCGGATACCCTGGCCATGGATCACCGGTCCTCCGCGAAACCTTCGGGAACGACGAACTCCACGGCCACCGGGAAGGTGCGGGCGGCAGGGGCGGCGTATCGGCGACCGATGGCGGCGAGTTCCTTCTCTCGCTCCTCCGGGATGCGTTCGAGGCGGGTTCGCAGGGCCTCGACGTCCCGCCGGAGCTGCTCGCGCTGATCGGGAGGCCATAGCTCGAGCTGGACCGACTTGCCGGTATCCTCCAGCTCTCTGCGGATCATCGCGGCGAGATCTTCGAGAACCTGGGCCAGATCGGACTCCTCCGCCTGCCGGCGACGTTCCAGGCTATTGGTCAGGAACTCTAGACGCTCTTGGGACCGCGCGTGGACGGCGCTGAGAATCGAGGCCTTCTGAGCCTCGAATCGCCTCCGCAGGGCCTCGAAGCATTTCTGAGTCGGTTCGGCGGGCGCACCCGCGCTCAGCAGTTCCTCCAGCCGGGTCAAGGTGCGGATGCGTGCGAATCCCGACGCCTTCATCTCCCCGCCGGCCACGGTCAGCTCTTCGTGCAGCCGGTGGTATCCGCCGCCGGTGATGACGAGACGCGACCAGACGATCACGACCGGCTCCTGAAGGACCGTCGCGGGCACCGAACGCACGGCCACCCTGTGGAGCTTCCTGCGGTCTTCGTGAGCCCAGATCTCCGCACGCAACAGTCGAAGAGACATCTGGACGAGGCGGTGGTTGAGGTGTGCAAGCACCACGTCGTCGCGGCCACGGGCGACGGCGTGATCGAACGTGATGGGGCGGCGCTTTCCGGTGTGGGGATGCTCCAGGCCGCGCGCAGCCTCCGCCCAAGTTCCTACGAGAAGCGGCACATTGAACGCCTTAGCATCGGCTGGCGCACCGGGAAGGGCGGTCGGTTCGAGCGGCGGCTTGCCAGCGATGTCGAGGGCGACCGAGACCGCCCTGGCGACGCGATCCGGCGTGAGACGGAACCCGTCCCGAGCCTCGATCAGCCTCGCGTGCAGACGAGCGATGCGCTCTTGCAACCGTCGTTCAGCAGCAATGAACCGACGGGCTTTGGAGGCCTTGGCTTCCGCATCGCGCGTGTCTATGGCGATTCGCCTTCCAAGCAATCCCTCTTCGATCTGAGCCGCAATGACCGGTCCCACGATGCCCAGGTCCTCGCGCATCTGTTCGAGCTTGACGATCGCCCTCGCGATGAACTCTGCCTCCCCTTCGATGCTCGACAGGTCGCCAGGCCGAACGCCTTCTCGGCTCGCGATTTCCCTTATTCTGCCAAAATCGATACCCTTTGGCACGGGGTGCCAGATATGGACGGTCTTCTCCTTCTGGCCGTGGCGGTCGATGCGGCCGTTCCGCTGCTCCATGACGTTGGGATTCCATGGTATCTCAATGTGGATCAGGTAGTTGCAGTGGTTCTGGAGGTCGATGCCTTCGGAGGCGGCATCGGTCGCAAGCAAGATCCGTACAGGAGAGACGCTCGGGTGGGCCTGGAAGGCCGCCTTGACTTTCTCGCGTTCTTCTCGGTCCATTCCTCCATGAAGCACCATCAATCGCTCCCCGCCCCATCCCCTGGAGGTCAAGACCTCGTGCAGCCAGGAATGCGTGGCCCGATACTCGGTGAAAAAGATAACCCGCTTGTGGTTTACCCGGCCGTCCGTCTTGAGATGCTCGTCCAGCCAGCGGAGCAGCGCTTCGGCCTTCGAGTCGGGGCGATTCTTGGCTCTCTCCGCCCATGAGCACATCCGTTCGAGCATCGAACGCTGGGAGTCGGTCAAAGGCGAGGAAAGCTCTGTGGCAGCTTCCACGGCCTCCGCTTCCGCTTCCTCAGCCCTCGCCTCATCCGCGTAATCCTCTTCGGCCCGAAGTATGGCCTTCCGCAGGACTCGTTCCCTGAACTGCCGACCTTCGCGGGCTGCTCCCCGCTGAGCGAGCGCCTGCCTGTGCTTGGCCAATGTTGCGGCGAACGCCCTCGGCGACGAGAACAGCCGCTTCTTGAGCAGCTTGTGGACGAAATCGACCCCGAAGTGGTCGCCGTGCGATCCGGCGCGGCTCGCAGTGTATTCCCTGAGCAACCGATGCGCCTCACGTTCCTCTGGCGTGTAATCGACTTCGAGTGCCCGCAGCTCTCGCTTCGGGTAGATCGGCTCGCCTTTCTCATCCACGAGATCGGTCTTCATCCGCCGAATCATGACGCGGTGCAATTGTTTCTCATCGGGCATGACGCCTCGGGCGAAGCGCTGGTCGTCCAGGAGTTCGAGAAGCGACGTGAAGGACTCCTGGTATCCGTTGTGGGGCGTGGCGGTGAGGAAAAGCCGGTGCTCGAAGTGCGGGGCCAGCAGACGGATGAGCCGCGTCCGCTGGCTCGGCATGGCATAGCGGCTGGCGGCCGACGGAGCGACGTTGTGGGCCTCGTCCACGATCAGGATGTCGAACTTGCGCGGGTAAGTGACATGCGGGGGTAGCGCATCCTTGATCAGTCGCAGGCCTTCCCCCGTCTTCATCCAGTCCACCGACGCGATCAGACGCGGGAAGCTGGTCCACGGATTCGCATGGACACCGCATTCCCGCCTCAGCGACTTGACGTAGTCGGCGTCCACGATCCGGAATTCGAGGCCGAACTTCTCGTGCATCTCGGTCCGCCACTTGACCTGCAGCGAAGCTGGACAGACGATGAGTATCGAGCGGGCGCGATGACGAACCAGGAGTTCCTGGATGACGAGTCCGGCTTCGATGGTCTTGCCTAGTCCCACGTCATCCGCGATGAGCAGGTTGGCCCGAGCCATATCGATTGCACGGACCAGGGGGTCCAGCTGGTAATCCTCTATTTCGACACCGCTTCGGAATGGAGCTTGGAGCAGAAACCGGTCGGCGTTCGTCGCACCGCCCCACCGGACCGCGTCGAGAAAGGCTTCGAGCCGTTCGCATGGATCCCACCCGCTGAGGGAGGGAAGGCCCGCTGTCTCGAGTATGCGAGCGCCGGGTTCGACTTCCCACACTGCGGATAGCGATTCGTTCAGCGCGTCTTCGTCGAGCGATACCAGCGTGACGAGGTGCTGAGGCGTACAGCTGTTCGTTCGGGCCAATCCAGAGGAGCGGACGTCGGTGACCACCCACTTGCGACGACGGATTTCGACCAGTTGACCCGGTTCGGGAGGAGCGATGGTCATCTTGAGCCTCCTCTCGTGCGGCAAGCCTCGACGATACGTGCGACCACCCGAACTGATGGGGGCAGACAGTCGTGCTCCCAGACTCGGATGACTCGCCAGCCAGCCTTCCGAAGCCGTGCGGACTGGCCAGCGTCGCGCTCCTTGTTCTCTGCGAGCTTCGGCAGCCAGTAGTCCTGATTCGATTTCGGATAGGTGGCGTGCTTGGGACACCCGTGCCAGAAGCACCCGTCCACCAAGACCGCAACCCTGGGTCGCGGGAAGAGAATATCCACAGTGACGCCCTCTATGCGACGGTGGAGTCTGAACCGGAGCCCCTCGACATGGAGTGCCGACCGGAGCGAACGCTCCGCTCGGGAGTCCTTGCTCTTCACCCGACTCATGATCTCGGAGCGGGTCAGCGGTCTTCGTCTGGTCTTTCCTGTTTCCATAGTCACGACGTTGCCCTCACTCGACAAATCGACCGCCGTTTGCCCAACCGTCCCCGCGATTCGATGGTCGCTATGTGTTCCATAAGCGCCCGACCGAGTTCTCTCGCCAACTTCGGCGGCACCGCGTTGCCGATCATCCGACCGACGGCCTTGCGATTCACCTTCTGGTCGGGTGGCCAGAACCGGTAGTCGCGAGGAAACGTCTGGAACAGAGCCGCTTCGCGGAGGGTGATGGAGCGGTCTTGTTCGGGATGGCCGAATCGCCCGTTGCCTATGCCGGTGCACAGCGTTGTCATGGTGGGAGCGGGCCGGTCCCACCACATCCGCCCATAAATCGAGAAGTACCGTTCGCCCGATTTCTTGCGATGGCAGTCCAACACGAGCCTGTCGGGCCAGTCGTGTCTTGTGCCGCCGTCGGGCCGCGTAGCGCGTATGCGCTCCATATTCACAGGCGAAAGCCTCGACGCGGCGTGCAAGGGGTCGGATGGGTCCTCCTCGCCAGCTTCCAACGGGCGCAACTGCCCGATGGTCTGACGCACGGTGCGCCACTGGCTGGGGCGTTTATACCGCCCCGGCGGTATCCTGATCTCCCCCAGACGCGAGGCCAGCAAGACCAAACGCTTGCGCGATTGCGGGATCCCGTACTCGGCGCAATTCACGACGCACCAATCGATGCGATAGCCGCAATCGGACAGCGCGGCGATGAACTTGGAGAACACTCGGCCGCCCCGGTCGGCAAGCTCGGGGACATTCTCCATGGTGACGATCTCCGGGAGGATATCGGCCACGAACCTGCCGAAGTGGTCCAGCAGGCCCCACGCCCGGTGTTTCCTGATGCCATTGGTAAGCTTCGAGAATGGCTGACAAGGAGCACATCCCGCCAGCAGACGACATTTCCCAAGGTCGAACAGGCCCGCGATGTCGCTGCTCCTCATGGTTGCCACATTCTGCCGTATGAAGGTCGCTCCTGGATTGTTCGTCGCGTATGCGTATTCCATCTGAGGATCGATGTCGATGCCTGCGACGACTCTGATGCCAGCCTGCCGAAGGCCATACGTCAGTCCGCCGCAGCCGCAGAAAAGGTCAACGGCGCTGATCGGACTGTCAGCGATCAGCTGTATTAGACGTTCTGTCGCACTGTTCGCCATGTTCCTGTCCTAATGGTTGACGCTTGATACGTGACCGGCCCAGTTCATGTAACTCCTCTCTTGCGGCCACTATGGCTGAACGGCTTCCGCGTAACTCGTCGGCCGCCCGGGGAGTCTGTCACCGTGCCGCGCACCCATTCGTCGACTTCCGAAAGCTTGAACCGCAAGAGACGACCGGCGCGGTGGGCAGGGAAGCCCTTCTTGTCAATCCACCGGTAGATCGACTCTCTGCGGACGCCGATGTGTTTCGCGACCTCGCCCACGTCGACCCATCGTTCTTCGGTCGCCATGCCTGTGCTCCAATCGGAGAGACACGCAAAAGGGAGTGCCTCTCGATCATTGTCGGTCAGTCAAAGTATACGAAACGCGCTGGTCTTGTCAACGTCGAACGGCGGCCCGTTCTCTCTGCCGCAACAAATTGGGACACGATGCCGAAACAGTCACTCGCCACTCCGCACGTCCCGGATTCGTCCTTCGAAGAACGGCCAGTCCGGCATCGTGCCGTCGGCCTGGTAGGCCTTGCGGGCGGCGCGGATGGCGGCGTGGAGTTCCGGCCACTCCTGCGACTCGTCTTCGGCCTCGAAGAGATGGCCGATGGCTCGAAGGCGGCGGGAGAGGTTGGGCGGCTCGATGTGCCGGGCGTCGGGCAGGTCGTTCAGCTCGGCCAACAGGACGTAGGCCGCGCCCAAGTGCTTCTCCACGCACTCGATGCAACTTGGGCGGCTCGGCGTGTACGAACGCCGCGGAACGACCAGCGGCGGGCAGTCGCCGCACTTCTTCTGCTTGGGGATCAGCGTCTTGGGCTGGGCTTGCTCGAGCATTACGGGGCCTCCTCGAAGCTCAGGTCGAACCGATACCACGCGCCAAAGTGGTAGAGCGGGTCGTTCGTCGTGGCGTCGATGAAGAGCACGTGCGGCCCCGGTTCGAGCAGCACCTGCTGGGGAGGCGGCGGGTTGGAGACGACCGGGGCCATCCCGCCCGCGCAGCCGAGCTTGCCGCCCGGCGCGTGGGCGAAACCCACCAGGTTGCCACCGACGTACAGGCTCATCAGCTCGAAGTCTGGGTCCTGCGTCTCGCCCATCCCGGACCACGAAACGGTCATCACCATCGCGCGGGGCACGACGATCTCACAGGTGGCCGTCGCCGACTGCGTGTACGGGTTGTGGTCCATACAGTTCAGGTCGTCCTCCCAGTCCAGCCGCAGGCCGAGGCCCTCGTTGAGGATGGTCCACGGGCTGGCAGGCACGTCGTCCGGGTCGTCGTAGGCGCGGAACGCGCCGTCCTGACCGCCGTCGATGAACCCGTCGTCGGTGAACGACCACTCCTGCGTGAACTCGATGCAGCAGGCGGCGCACTTGCCCTCGGCGTCGAAGACGGCCGCCTTGCCGCCGACGAGGATGCCGCGCTTACCGCTGGAGATCGCCACCGCCTTGCCGCTCGTGGACATGCCCAGAGTCTCCTACGTTCCCGACTCAGAGGTCTCGCAGGCCTCCTGGTCGGCGACCTCGTTGATCCAGCCGAGCACGAGTTGGCCATCGGCGTCCCAGTGGGCATAGCCGAACGTGGCGGGGATGATGTAGCCGACGGACGGACGCTGCCACTTGTGCGGGGAGTCGGTCGGGTCCACACCACTGGCTAGCGTCTCGCCTGTGAACGGATCAGTCACGTCGTAGGTCCAGGTGGCCGGATTCTGGTCATCGCCTTGGCTGCCGCCGTACTGCGCCAGGTCCACCGGGAACACGCCCGGCTGCGGCAGGTTGCCCAAACGAACCAGGGCCCACTGGACGCCTGTGCCGCCCTCGCGCCAGAGGATGGCGGCCGAGCCGACCTTGGCGGCGGTGAGGTTCGCCGCCGAGCCGTCGGTGATCTCGGCCAAGCGGTACGGGTAGTCTTCGTCCGGCACATCCACGCGGGCGGGCACGACGCCGGCGGCGACGGCGCGGGCGAGCTTCCCGGCAAGGACCGGCTCCAGAAGGATGACGAACTTGCCCCGGTGGTCGTCCTCGGCGGGCGTGACTCCGGTCATGGCCGGGTAGTTCTTGAAGGCCTCGGCGTCGGAGGCGGGGTCGAAGACCGGCCCGCTGATACCGAGCACGTCGAACCGCTCGCGGTCCGCGCCGCTGTCGTTGCGGACGAGGACGATGCAGTTGTGCTTGCCGGAGGGCGTGCCAGCCTGTGCCTGCTGATGCCGGCGGGCGAGGAAGTCGCGGGCGGCGTCCACGAACGTGTTGAACGTGGCCGCAGGGATGACCAGCGGGTCGCCGGGCTTGACCTTCTTCATCGCGTCGCCCATGGGTCAGGTTCCTATCCCGAGCGCCGCGAAGTTGCCCTCCTCGTAGACGCGCTCGATGTAGACGGCGACGGGCTTCTTGACGATGGCCTTGGCGGCAGAGTCCTCCGAGTCGGCATAGCGGACCCACATGTACTCCCAGCCCTTCTTGGAGATGCCGGTGATGGGGCCGACGACGAGGCCGGTGCGGTTGGGCGAACCGGCGAAGCGGTAGGTGATCTCCCAGTCCTCCGCCCCGCGCTTGGAGCCGCTCGCGCCCAGGAACAAACACTCGCCCGCGGCCAGGCCCTTGAACGAGGCGCTATTGACCTTGCCGGTGAGCGAGAACAGCGTGCCCTTGTAGGCGGGCGTCACGACCGCGGCGTCCAGGTAGTGCGTCTCGGAGAAGGAGTAGACCGGAACGGTGATGTCCACGCCCTCGACGTTGTCGTGGGTGACGCCGATGGCCCCGCCGAAGTCCGGCGCGGTCGTTCCGGGCGCGCCGTAGCGATGCACCGTCGCCAGCGACTGGGTGATGTGCTGCGTGCCGCCGGAAGTGTCGAAGGCGAAGGACGACTCGCCGACCTCCGTCGGCGGGCGGATGCCGTAGCGGACGGTGGCGACCCACTGTCCATCGCCGCGGGTCGTGTCAACCCACTCCGGCTCTATCTGGATGGACTGACGGACCAGACCGTTGTAGATGCTGGGCGTGGAACTGGCGATGAGGTTCTTGGCCGTCACGTCGTCGCTGGTGCCGGTGAGGATGTAGACCATCTCCACCGAGGCGTTGTCGCCCGTGGTCCACTTGCGGCTGTCGAGTTTTTCCGTGAGCGTCAGCGGCATGGTTCGTCTCAGGTGAAAGCGGCGCGGTTGTTCCGCACGTCCTGGCGCAGGCCGTCGACGCCCTTGGCGGTGCGCTCGGTGGCGCTGGCGATGCGCTCGTCGGCCCCGCCGGCCTGAAGGCCCAGGAGCGCCGCCGCGTTGAACGTGCCCGCCACGCCGATGGTCCGGTCCCTGGCCGTCTGGAGCAGGTCGCCGAGGCCCGAGAGGCTGCCGCGAACCTTGGCCAGCAAGTCCTCGGGGCCTTCCATCGCGCCGGGTCCCTCGGCCTCCTTGGCCTCGCGCTTCCGTCGAGCTTCGCCGAGGGCGTCCTGCCACTCCTTGCGGGCCTTCGCCAGGTCGGCCTCGTTCTCGGCCATGCGCTGCTGGTACTCGGTGTCCAGTTCCTGGTGCTTCTGGAGGTTTTCGCGGCCGATCTCGGCCATCGTCGCCTCGTGGGTCCGCGTGGCCTGCTCGCGCTCCCGCTGGCGGCGCTCCTCGCGTTCGGCGAGTTTCTGGCCGGTCTCCCGCTCGATGTCGGCCTTCCGCGCCTCGTAGTACTCATCCGCCGCGCGGTTGGCCGCCTCGGCGTCGAAGCTGGAGTCGAACTGCTTCCTGATCCAGTTCCAGGCCTTCGAGAGCTGCTTCCCGCACCAGTGCCAGGCCTTCGTCACCCAGCCGGTGAACTGGGTCCAGGTCTTCGACAGGAACGCCGTGGTCTCGATCCAGCCGACCTCCAGGGCGTGCCAGACGACCTCCACCACGGCCAGCAGGCCATGCCAGGCGTCGTAGCCGATCTTGATGAAGAAGTTGCGGAAGTTCAGCCACGCCTTCTCCAGGAAGTTGATGCCCTTGGTCCACTCCATCTTGAGCGTCAGCCAGAGAATCTTTGCCGCCAGGCCGATGTCGCCGGCGGCCAGGGCGTCGGCGATGCCCTGGTAGGACGCCACGGCGTCCTCGCGGAGGGTCTCGAACCGCTCGGCAAGCCAGCCCAGGGCCTTCGCCCCCGCGCCGGTGGCATAGAGGATGTAGGCCCCCAGCGCCACGACGGCCGTGATGACCAGGCCGATGGGCGATACGAGGAAGGCCAACACAGCGCCGAGGAGCTTGAGGGCGGTGCCCACGGCGGTGACGGCCACGGCCAGGACGCCCATCACCTTCGCCAGGCCGGTGATGGCGTAGCCCAGGACCACCAGCGCCGCGCCGGCCACGATAACGCCGACGGCCACCTGGAAGATGGTGACGATCAGTTCCTTGTTCCGCCTGACCCAGTCGGCCGCGACGACAGCCACGCGCGTGACCCACTGGGCGGCCTGCGAGAGCACTGGAACCAGAGCCGAGCCGACGACGAACACGCCCTGCTTGAGCACCTTCCACATGACCGAGAGCGTGTCGCTGAACCGCTCGGCGGCCTTAGCGTCCTCAGTGGAGATGGTCAGGCCCAGCCTGCGGGCCTGCTCCTGGAGCTGCTCGATGCCAGCCGCGCCGCCGGACAGCATGGGCAGAAGCTGCGTGCCGCTGCGGCCGAAGAGCTCCATCGCCACAGCCGCCTTGATGGTCGGGTCCTCGATCTTCGCCAGCCGGTCGGCGATGAGTTTGAACTGCTGCTCCGGCGAGAGCTTGTCCAGGTCCGCGATGGTGAGGCCGAGGATGGCCAGGGCCTCCTGGGCGCTCTTCATCCCCGTGGCCGCGTCGAGGAGCGTCCGCTGCATCTTGCGGATGCCGTTCTCCAGGACCTCCATGCTCGCGCCGGACAGGTCGGCGGCGAATCCGAGTTCCGACAGCGTCTCGACGGAGAAGCCGGTGCGGGCGCTCATCTTGGCCAGCGCGTCGCCGGTGCTCGCGAAGACCTTGCTGGAGGCCGCCAGCGGCGCGACGATGGCCGAGCCGAGGCCGACGAGCTTGAGGCCCATGTTGCGGACCGATTCGCCGAAGGCCTTGAGCTTGGCCTGGGCGCGCTTCAGGCCGCGCACGAGCTTCGAGTCGTCGGCAAACAGCTCGACGAACGCGCGACCCGCCCGGATTGCACCCGCCTGCGGCATTCAATCGACTCCTACCCGCCTGCCGCAGCCTTGGCGAAGGCAGGTGAGCAACCGGCCGCCGCCTCGAAGAGCAGCGGCCGGGTCGCTATCAGAGCGGGCTGACGGAACCGCCCCGTCCTCTCGATCCTGGGAGGATCGCGGGTCTCTCTTGACCCCTCGCCCGCGTCAATCGCCCACGCCAGGTCCGCCCGCTTCGGATACAGCCGCGTCCACTCGACCGGGCTTTCCCGGAGCAGCCGCTTTCTGCGGGCGTGGCCGCACAGGAACTTGACGTAGCGGAACTGCCGTCCCCAGACCTTGCGAAGCCCCATGCCCGTCCACACCTCGCGACGGCGCGTGCCGAACCGCGTAATCATGAAGCGCGGATGCACCGGCTCGCCCTCGGCCGTGAGATAGATCTCCGTCGTGATGAACCCGCCGTAGAGCCAGCCTGCGGCCTGGTAGACGTAGCCCGGCTTGCCTCGAATCCCGTCGGCCCAGGTGAAGAGCAGCGCTTTCTCCGGCTGGCGCTTGCGGAACCATCGCGTGCAGGCGGCCAGGAGCTGGCTCTCGGTGTTCCGGGGCAGGTCGTCGCGGCAGCACAGTCGGCAGAGTTCCCAGTAGTCCCGCGTGTCGAGCGACGGGAACAGCCGCCGGATGGTGTGCCGCGGCCTCGTGCCCCAGCCCCAGATGGCCACCCCCGCCAGACCCCGCTCGTCATGGAAGCCCAGGTGCACCATGCAGTGCGGCGGGAAGATGTTGCTGTAGTGCCACCGCAGGCACAGGGCACGGGCGTCCTTGGGGCTGACGAGGTCCACGTCGAGCATGGCGCACCTACTCGTCCGCCTGCGCCTTGGCAACCTCGTTGGCGATGCCCGCCCGGATGAAGCAGGCCTGGGCGGCCGCCCACACGGCCGCCAGCAGCGCCAGCGTGTCGATCTGCCCGTCGGCCCAGGCAATCACCGCGCCCGCAAGACCGATGGCGGCGGTGATGTAGACCTTCTTGCCCTTGAGGAACTCTCGAATCCTGCCCACGTTGGACTCCTTTCCTTGTTCACCCGGCTTCGCTGCGCTACGCCGTGGTGACCCGAAGGCAAACGCCTTCGGATCAAAGCCCCACCAGGCCGGCCAGCACCGACAGCACGATCGGCGCCAGCCGGAGAAGGATTTCGTTCCTGAGGTCGTTCCGGACCTTGTTGTAGCTGGCCACGTTCTCCCAGCGGGCCGTGTTGGCCTTGACCTTGGCGATGAACTCGTCGTTGCTGAGCTTCGAATCGAGTTCGGCCACCACGTCCAGGTCGCCGGCCATCAGCCGCCGCAGGTACTGCCAGGCGTCCTCCTGCGCGAGGTCGAGGAGCCTCGGCCCGTACTCGGCCAGCAGGGCCGTTGCGGCCTGCCGCTGGTCTTCGGGGATGCGGGCGAGAAGCTGCTGAACACGTTCGCTCAAGTCGCTCATGGCTGCTCACCCTCCAGCTTCGGCCCCCAGGCCTCGTCCTTGCGGGCGCTCCGCACGAAGAACCGCCACTGCTTGAAGTTCTCCTCCAGGTACGCCCGCAGCCACGCCGGGCAGTCCGGCTCGCGCTCGGGTTCCGTCCGCTCGACGGCCTGGTAGGCGTCCATCGTGCTGGTCTCCGCCGCCGTCAGCGCCTCGCCCCGCAGGTACACGTTCCCGCAGCCAGCTAGGCAGAGCACGGCCAGCACCGCAATGCACATCCCAACCTTCTTCATCGCGTCACCTTCCTTCCTTGGGTCTGGTGAATACGTCCTTCAGGACCGCCATGTCCGTCACCTCAATCGCCTCGTCCCGCCGATCCTTCGCCGTGTACGGGTCGAAGTCGCTCGGCTTGTAGGCCCTGGTCTTCTTCGGGTCGCGGTTCACGTTGGCGACCAGCGCGAGAATCGCCGACGTATGTGCCCAGTTGTCCCGGCCGCGGGCCTCGGCCATCCACAACAGTTCCCTCAGCGTCAGCGGGCCGGGGTCGATTCCGACGACGGCGGCGAGCTCGTAGACGGTTCGCCAAGGGTCGTCTCTATGGCCGCCTCCAGGTCCAGCTTGTCCAGCCGCGTCTCGATCCGCGCGACCGCCAGGTCGATCATCCGCCGCTGGGCGTCGACGGCCTTGGCCAGGTCGCCCCGGCCCAGCTTGCGGAAAAAATCGACGAGTTCCTCGTAGAAGGCCGTCTGCGCCGCCAGGACCGCGTCGCCGCCGAGGGCCGCCCCGAACTCTTGGTCGCTGACGCCAGCGGCGTCGGCCTGCGGCTTGACCAGCGCGAAGATCACGTCGCACAGGAGGATCACGTCCGTGCCCAGGCGCGTCAGAAGCGGCGGGTCGCCCGCCTCCAGTTCCAGGAGGTTCACGTCCAGCAGCGACTTCACCCGCTTGGCCGCGTCGATGGTCAGCGTGATAGTCCATGTCCGCCCGGCAGTGTCAGTGAAGGTCTTCATGTCAGGTCCCCTCGATCCAGCTTCGGAAGACGGCCAGCTTCGCCGTCACGCTGACGGTGATCGCCTCTTCCAGCGCCTCGTTGCGGGAAAACGACGTGATCGCAAAGTCGCCGTCGGGCCCCTGGCCGCCGGCCTTGTCCAGGATCTTCAGCGCGATGAGCCCCGACGCGAGGAAGGCGTTCTTGATGGCGGTGAATCCGGCGTCGTCGGGGTCCCAAACCATCTCGAACTCGCAGGTGCACTCGCGGAGCGTGGGGGCAGTCGCCCGCCAGCCCTGGTTGGCGCGGGTGGTGACATCCGCTTCGCCCGCCTCGAGGGTCAGCGTCACGTCCCGCACGTTGGACATCTCGGTCGTCGGCGTCGTGCCGGCAGCGCCGTGGTAGAGTTTCGCGTCCTTGCCCAGAATGAACGTCGCCATGTTCGTCGCCTCCTATTGCTTCACGCTGTTCGCCCACATCGCCGGGAGCTTCGGCTTTTCGCGTTCGAAGGCGGGTCCCATGAATGGCCTCGCCTTGTAAGTCGCCATCATGGGCCTGCCTTTTCGCCCGCGCCGCCTGGCCTTGCCGCCGTATTCCAGCACGGGCGGCGCTTCGGCCGTGCCGTGCAGGGGCGTGGGGCCGATGACCACGCTCTTTCGCCCCGGGTCGTAGCCGAAGTAGATGAGCTTCCGCAGCAGGCCCACGTGGCTCGAAGGCGGGCTGCCGGGGTCACTCACGGCCTTGCGCTTGCGGATGCTGTGCTTCGCGCCGGTCCGCACGAACGCCCCGAACTTCGAGAGCACCTTCCGCGCGGCCTTGTCCACGCGGCTCGTGACCGCCTTGCGGTCGAAGAACATCTGCTTGGTCACCATCCCGATCATGCCGTCATCACTCCGGCTTCGCTTTCGCTACGCCGTGACAAGCCTCAGCGTCAGCGTCAGGACGCTCGTGAACTGCCGCAGTTCGCCCAGGTGCTCCTGGGAGTAGATGGGCGTGTTCTCGGTCTTGACCCACGCCGCGTCGCCGAAGCGGCCGGTCGCCCGGACGAACTCGGCGATCTCCTGCACCAAGCCCAGAAGAGGGTCGATTCCCGCGTTGTCGCTGGCGGTGAGCTTCTTCTGCACGCCGATGTCGATCTGCACATCACTCTGCGCCAGGCCGCGCCCCGCCGTGGTCAGTTCCACGCCCTTGGGCACGACCGTCACGTGAAGGTCCGTCAGGTCCTTCAGGTCGAAGACGGGCCTGTACGCCCGCGCGGCCGTAAACGGCTGACTGAACGTGTGGCCGTTCAGGGCCGTCACCACTGCTTCCGCGATGTCCGCGATCAGGGCCATGTGTCACTCCACCTTCTTCAGTTCGCCGACCAGCCAGTCCACGTCGGGCTTGCTCACGGGATCGACGGCCGCCAGCGCTTCGGCCAGACCTACGCCCTTGGCGGCGTCCCGGCGCATCGCCCGCGCGATACCCGCCAGGCGCTGCCCGGCCAGGTATGCCCGGCGCTGCGGGGCGGTCATCGCCGCGATCCGGGCCTCGCGCTCTTCCAGGGCCTGCCTCTGCTCGGGCGTAAGCGCGTCCAGCCGCTCCTGGCGGCGGGCCTCGATCTCCGCCTGGCGCTCCTGGGGCGTCATACGCATCCGTTCCACCACCGCCTGCTCGGCGGCGCTGAGTTCCATCTGTCGTCTTGCCTCTGCCATGCGATGCTCTCCTACGCGACCAGGGTCAGGCCGTGACCGTAGGCCTGGTCGAACACGAAAAGGGAATCCCCGTCGGCGTCGTTGATGCGTCCATCCCGACGGAGCATGACCATCTTCCCGCCGCCGCTGTCCATCCGGCCTGAGACGTCCACGCCGCGATAGACGCGGACGATGGCCTCTCCGCCCAGGTACAGGTAGGCGTCGTAGTAGAGGCGGAAGTAGCCGAACAGGTCGGACCGGCTCTGGTAGTCGAAGTAGATCGCCCCCTCGTAGTAGGCCTCCAGGCCCCCGTAACGGCCGACCACCAGCTTGCCGTCGTAGTAGACGGTGAGCGCGGAGTAGTACTCCACGGTCATGTAACCGTTGACGGCGAGCGTGCCGCCGTACTCCACGTAGACCTGCGAGCCGCCGTAGACGTGCAGCCCGCCGTCGACCGTCATGTCGCCTCGGACGTACAAATTGCCGGAATCAGCAACATTCAGGTAGTTGCGGACCGTCGCGCTGCCGCCCGACTCGACGTACAGTTCGCCCCCGTAGCGGACCTCGGCGTAACTGCCGTAGTAGAAGTCGGCGTCGCCGTAGATGCGCAGCGTGCTGTAGTCCTCGACGTAGAGGTAGCCGTCGAAGTACGCCGACGCGCTGGACTCGACGGTGACATACGCGCCCTGGTAGAGGTAGGAGTAGGCGTTCCAGTCCTGGTAGAACGACCCGTAAACGTTCAGGCTGGAGCCGTACACCACGTCGAAGTGGGAGTATGGCCCGACGTAGACCGAGCCGCCCACGTCGACCGAGCCGCCATAGAGAACCGCCACCCCGCCGACATCGTCCAGCCAGCCGCCGGCGTCCACCTGGACGTAGCCACGCACATCGAGGTAGGCGTAGACGTACAGGCCGCCCTGGACATGGACCGATGCGCCGCTCTCGACCGCCAGCTGCGTCCCGAGTTCGAGCACCCCATAGCCTTCGATGGTGATGGTCCGGCCGCCGGCCAGCGTAAGGTAAGACCCATCCGCAGTGACGGTGTGGTAGTCGGCGATGATGACGTCGTCGTTGTACAGGTCGGGCACGATGCCGCCGACCCAGGTCGTCGGGTCGTCCCAGAAGCCGGATTGTGCACTCGTAATCGTCGCCACAATCGCCTCACGCGAAGATGCGGTACACGACGCCCTGGTTGCTCACGACCACGCGGACGTAGACCTTGCTGGCGTCGTCGATGCGGATGACCAGGCCCTCGTAGTTGCTGGGCATGACCGGGATGTTCTGGGTGCCTGAGTCGCCGATGAAGCAGGGGTAGTAGTTCAGCGGGTTGCCGTAGTTGTCCACGCGAGCGCCCACCCACACGAACCGGCACGGCGTGGCTGTGGCGACAAGCGGCTGAGGCGTCCCGGCCGACGGGACGGTTTTTGTCCCGCCGACAAAGGATGTGCACCCGGCGATGTCGAACTGGGGAGCGCCGCTGGGGCTGACCTCCACGTCCATCGAGTTGATCCAGCGCTTGGCCATGCCGTCATGCTCCGAAGATGATTTTCCAGACCGCGCCCAGCGCGAGCGTCACCGTCGAGCCGGCGATGATCCACAGCAGCTTCGAGCGGACGGCTTCGGCCGCTTCCAGGCGGTCCAGACGAAGCTGGATGCCGGGCTTGGAGTTCCCGCGAATCGCCTCGTCCAGCCGGTCGAGCTTCGTATGGATGGCCGAGAACTCGCCCTTGCACCTGTCTGCCGGACAGGCAGGCACCCGTTCGTACTGTCCTGCGCACTCGCTCATGCCGCGCCCACTTCCTTCGTGTGAATCCGCATCGTCGTGCGGTACGGGTCGCTCCACCGCCAATGCCCCTGGTTGCCGAGGCTCATCACCTCGTGCACCACGCCGTCGGCAACCACTTGGTCGCCCGCCTGCGGCTCGCCGAAGACCGGCGTGAAGGCCGCAGCGGTCACCAGGAAGTCCGTGACGCGCGCCGCAACCACGAGGCCGAAGTCGTCCTGGACCTCGTACTGGGTCCGGCCGAACGTTGCGCTCAGCGCCTGCTCCTGAGCGCCCCGGCGATAGGTGACCTGGCTGGAGCAGTGCGCCGAGCGCTGCTGCTCCAGCCATTGGCTTCCTTGCCTCAACAGGTCACCCACGCTTCAAGCGCCTCCTTGCCGCGGCGTAGTCCCGACAGCGTCGGGACAAAGCCGGGTGCTATCCGGCTTCGCCCTGCGGGCTTCGCCGTGATGACGCTGCGCGTCACTGGCTCATCCGAACCCGGACGGTCGTGTCGGCGTCGGCCGCGGCCTTGACGCACTTGCCGATGAGCTTGTTGCCCGTGGCCGTGGTCGTCGCCCGCTGATTGGTCGCGTCCCAGTAGCACAAGGCCCCGGCCGTGATGGCCGAGCCGGTAGCCTTGGGGAAATCGAAGACCCCCACGACCGCCAGCGCCCCGAGCTTGTTGGCCGCGATGGGCTGCTTGGCCACGCCGACCAGCTCGCCCTGAACCACGACCGCCCCGGCCGCGACGTCCGCCGTCGGGGTGTAGTCGATCACCTCGCCGTCATGCACAAAGGTCGCCATTGAGTCATCCTCCGCTTACACTTCGCCCTTGCTCTTGAGCCCGCCGCGCGGGTCCTGAAGGCTGACGCCGAAATCATGGAAACCGCGCATCCGCACGCCGAGCACGTTGAAGTCCGCCTCGGCCGTCTCGATGGTGGGCGACTCCTGGCCGTTGAGGAACGCCACCTCGATGACCGGCAGGTCGGCCGGGTCGGCCAGCAAGTACCACGCCTTGGCGCTCGAGCCGGTGTAGGCCGCGTTGGCCAGGTAGCGGCTGACCTCCACGCGGAACTTGCCGACGTGCGGGTTGGCGATGGGGTACTTGGTGCTGGAGGTCGTGTCCCGAATCTCCAGGCTCTTGTAGAGCTGCGTGCCCATGGCCGACAGGGCCGTCGGCACCAGGAGAATCGCCGGCATCACCCCGATGGGCTTGCCGTCCGAGTCCACCTGGTCCATGAAGGCCACCTCGGCCTTCGTCAGTCCGTCGATGGACAGGACCGTGTCCGCCCCCGTCAGGTAGTTCTTGTTCCCGGCCGTGAAGAACGCGGCGTTGTTCAGGAAGCAGGTCCAGAACACGTCGTTGATCTTGAGGCCCGACCCGCGCCCCAGCTTGCGGGGCACCAGTGTGATCGCGCCCAGGTCGTCGTTGATGATGTCCCGCCGGTCGATGGAGAGCATCAGGCCGTAGGTATCGGCCTTGTTGGTATAGGACTCGTTGCCGAGCGTCCCGTGCTTGAGTTCCCCGCCGGGGGCCACGATCTCGTACTGGTCCTTGCCGATGAGGCGGTAACTCGTGACCGTCTTGAAGTCCGGCACGTTCCGCACCGCGCAGATGTTCCGCCAGGTCCGCTCGACGCTGAAGAAGCCTTCCAGCAGGAACTTGTTGGCGACGTTCGAGAGGATGCCGCCGATGTCCACCGTAGAGAAGCCGGCGGCCTGCACCTGCCGCCCGAAGGCGTAGCGCAGGGCCTCCCGGCTGTCGCGGAAGGAGCGCTCGGGGTAGCCGTTGGCCCAGGCGGCCTCGAGGAAGAGTTCCTGGAGGCCGATGCCGCCCCGGAAGCGCCGCTCGGCCTGCTCCAGCACCTCCTCGTGGTAGTGCTTCTCCGGCTCGGCGAGCTTGGCCGTCAGGACGCACGCCGCCTCCAGCGTCGCCGCGTCGCACGACCGGCCGCGGTCGCCGCGGATGGCCAGATGCACGTCCGCCTGCGGGCGGCTTTCCCGCATGGCCTTGAGGACCTTCTGCGAGGTCTCCTCGACCGACCAGCCCAGGCGGATGGCGTCCCGCTCGATGCGCGGGAACTCGCCCGCGCAAGTCTCCTGGATGGCGGCCACGCGCTCGCGCTCGGCGCGGACGGCGCCGGCCGCTTCCTCGCGGGCATTCGCCACAGCCTGCACCGCCGCGTCCTGAGACGCGGTCGCCTTCACCACGGGCTGCGGGTTCGCAGCCACCGGCTTCTTGCCTGCCTGCCGGTCAGGCAGGTCCTTGTCGTCCTGCTCGAAGTCCGGCCTGCCCGCCGAAGCCTTGGCAAAGGCGGGCGGTTCCTTGCCGGCCTCGAACGCCGCCTTCAGCTTGGCGGTCTTCTCCTCGTCCAGCGCGGCGGCGTCGATGCCGTGCTCCTCAAGCCACTTTTCGAAGTCCATGACGTTGCCTCCGTACAGGTTGAACCGTGCCGCGAGCTTCATCCTTGTCGAGGCGTCCGCGCCCACGGCGACGACCGACACCTCACGCAAGACTGCCTTTTTCACGTGATAGAACGGCCCCTCGTGCTCCTGGCCGTTGACGCTCCGGCGCGAGCGGACCAGGTCCCACTCCAGCACCTCCGCGCCGATGGAGAGCTGCCACTCCGCTCCCGCCCGGGCCTGCTCGACGATGCCCCTGGCCTGGCCGCTGGAGGAGAGAATCTCCCCCTCGACGACGAGCGTGTCACCGTCCACGCGGGCCTTCACCATGCCGACCCGCGCGCCCGTGCGGTTCTCATGGTTCGTCAGCAGCGGCACCGCGTCGGGAATCTCCAGTCCCGCGAGGTCCACGACCACCGGGTGCCGCCAGCCGGGCAGGCGCATCTTCCCGCCCGAGTAGGCCACGCCCATCACGCGGATGCGGCCTGCCTGCGCCGCGAGCGTCGCGGCAGGCAGGCCAGTCGGGCCTTCGCCGCTTGCGGCCTCGACGACCAGGAACTCTCCGCCCTGGTCGGCCAGAGACTCCGCCGCGCCCTCGGCCTTCTCGCCGGCGGGCTCGAAGAGGATGGGCTTGTGGCCATGCTCCTTCAGCCACGCCTTGGCCTCATCCACGCTGAATTTCTCCGCGTCGAACCGGATGGCCTGGAGCTCCGCTTTGCCGTCGGCGGTGATGCCCCAGACCGCGTGGATGCCGGGGCCGAACTTGTCGTTCTCCCGGCGGAACCGCTCGTAGCGCGACGGGTCCTTCAGGCGCGCACTGTGTTCAGTGGGATAAGGCATGCGCCGCCTCCTCGATTTCGTCGGGGGACTCGTCGTTTGCCTCGCGCGCGGGCAAGCCCGGCGCGGGCTTGGCGCTCGGCTCGGGCAGGCCCAGTTCGAGCATCAGGTTCCGTTCGCGGGCGCGCTGGCGGAGTTCCGCCTCCCAGTCCTTGCCCTGGCGGGCGTACTCGTGGGCGAGCGTGGTGGTGTGGTTCTTGAGCCGCGTTTCCTGGGCCGACGCCTCCTTGGCCGGGTCCACGTGCTCCATCCCGTCCCAGAACCACTGGTGGTCGGGCAGGACGCGGCCGCCGACCGGTCCCCCGGCCTCCAGGGCGTATTCCCACAGCCACGCGGCCAGCACGCGGTCGAGGACCTTCTCGGCCATGAAGGCCTGGTCCACGCGGATGGACTTGTAGTAGGTCTGGTGGTCAAGGCGGCCGGAGGCGTAGTTGTAGCCGGACGAGTTGCCCGCCGCGACGTTGTAGGGCATGTTGAGGCACCGCGCGATCTCGTTGAGGATTTCCTTCTTGAACTCGGCGTAAGTCGTGGCCGGCTGCATCGGCTCGACCTGCGACATCTTCCAGCCGCCCGGCATGGTCAGGAGCATGTTCCGCTCGAGCTCCACGAGGTCCATCGGCTCGACCTGCTCGGCCTCGCCGTTGGCCGGGGCGTCGGTGTAGAGGATGCCCGCGAAGTCGGCCGCCGCCTCGGCAGCGCCGAGCACGGCCAGCGTGAACCGCCGAAGCTGCGCAAAGAGCGGCAGCGCGGGTGTGATCTCGGGGATGCCCCGGTGTTGGCCCGGCCGGTCCTGGCGGAAGACGTGAATCATGTGCGCGGCGGGAACCGTGCGGAACTCGTCGCGGAAGCCCCACGCGCCGCTGCCCGGATGATTCTTCAGGACGTGGTAGGCCACCGGGTTGCCGAAGCCGTCCAAGACGATGCCGTCCACCTCGCGCCGGTCCAGCAGGTAAGCCTCTGGGCTGGTCACGTGGTCGGCCTCGATGAGTTGAAGGTCGAGTTTGACCGGGTGGTCGAGGACGGGATTGTTGACCAGGATGGCGAACGCCTCTCCGTCCTGCGCCCGGGCCATCCGCATGGTGCGGAGCTTCTCGGCCAGGGCAATCTCGCGGGCCCAGCGGTCGAACTCGTGTTCGATCTCATTGTTCGCCTCGTCGCTGTCGGTGAGCATCTGCAGCCGCGGCCCGGTGCCGATGGTGTCGTTGGCCAGCGTCAGCACGATGCCCCGCGCGTAGGAGTTGTTGGCCACCTCGTAGCGGGCGCGGTTGCGGAGCGTACGCCGGACGGCCGCCGACGCCGCCGCGTCGGCCGAGAGGGCGTCGGCGTTGGCCCAGTGGCGGCGGTTGTCCTCGGTCGTCGCGGCCGAGTCGAACCGTCCACGCACCCGCCGAACGGGCACGGCCCGCAGGCGGCTCAGGGCAATCGGTCTCTTGGTCGCGACGGTGCTGCTCATCTGTTCCTCAAGCCTCTGGTCTCAAGCCTCCGGTCTGCCTTCAGGACGCCCCCGGCGGCACGAGCTTGGTCACGCGCAGCCCAAGACCCTTGGACTTCGCCGCCTCCTTGGAGGCCAGATACCGGTCCGCCTCGATCTGCTCGGTGAGGCTGTGCTGCTCCACGGAGCCTGAATCGCCCGCGGCCCGCTTCGGGCCAGCGGCGTTCTGGCGGATGGTGTTGTCGAGGTCCTCGGCCATGCCCTTTCCTCTGAAAGACAAAAGGCCCTTCATGCCCCACGAAGCGGGACACGCCTGCCTGCCGAAGCCTCGGCGTAGGCAGGAATCTTCTCGCCTACTGGGATACTTACCCGGCGCAGGCGCGAGATGACGGACGGGAGAAGGGATTTCGGCGGGGAGGTTCTACGGGTAGCGTTTGAGGACGGAAGAATTCCTGTCGGCGGCACCGGCGAGCCGGCAGGTGGCGGGCAAAGTGGTAACGTTCTTGACCAGTCTGGGGCGCAACTGGCAACCGTTCTGACCGGTTTCAGCCTGGACATTGGCTGGGAACGGAAGCGCGGCGGTCTCCCACTTGATTCTGCTCTGCGCAACACGTAATCGCACGCCGTGTTTCCGCACAGTTGGTCAAGTGATAGCGGACGTAAGACGGGACTGGGCCGATTGGCTGCCCAGGCTACTCATCGCCCTTCTCGTAGGTGGTGAGCCGCCGGCCGCAGTGGCGGCACTCCCGGCGGCGGAGGACTCGCCCGCCGATGGCGGCACGGGTATAGAGCACGTGGAAATGCCGGCACCCGCAGCGCGGACACTCCAGGCCACGTCGGTTGGCCGCGCTGGTCAGAGAACAGGCAGGGCTTGCGGCCCCAGCCGCTGGCGGCACTGCGGATAGGTCTTCCGGCCTTCCGGTTGTGTTGGCACGCTCGTCCATCTACCGCTTGCTCCGCTGGAGTTCGGATAGTCTCACGCGCTCACGCTTGACTGCGGCCTTCGCGTCCGTGCCGGGCAGTACCACGCCCTGCATCGACGCGGCCACCGCGCAGCCGACCAGGCAGTCCAGCCAGTGGTTTTCCGATGCCTCCGGGCGCAGCTTCCACTCGTCCACCACGCGGCCTCGCCCCTCGGTCTTCACGCGGTATTCGCTGGTCAGATGCTCGGCCAGGAGGCGATGCGCTTCCGGGTCGCGGCCGAAGAGCGATAGGCACCCCTTGTCGCCCATCGCCACGGCGAGGCGCGCGTGGATGAAACTCTTCCAGTAGTTCGAGTCGAAGAGCACGTGGCGGATGGCCCGCCGACCATGCACGCTCGGGATGCGCCAGTTCAGGCCCACCCGGTCGCCGCGCTTGCGGCGGTACTCCGAGAACGGGATGCTCGATGCGCCCACGAACCGCCCGTGGCTGGGCATGAGGACCGCCGCGTGCTGCGACTGGCGACAGAACTGGTAGACCACATCCGTCGATGTGCCCCAGTTGGCGTCGATGAGGCATCGCTCGACCTTCAGGTGCGCCCCGTCTTCGCGCCGCCACTCGCGGCCCAAGAGGTCATTGGTCAAGGTCTCCAGCCCGGCGTAAATCGCGCCCTCCAGCCCCGCGCCCTTGGCAGCGAGCTGGAGCGTCCGCGTCGCGTCCCGCAAAGTAAAGTAGCGCCTCTTCTGGTCGGGATAGGCGTTGTAATCGAGGACATAGCCCGTGAAGTCTTCTGCCCAGGCCGCGACCAGCCAGAAGAGGAGCTTGCCCTGCACGTCGATAAACATCGTCAGGTGGTCCGCGCCGAGGGGGACTTCGCCGCAGCGATAGCCGTTGAGCTTCTGGGCCACCTGGTCGGCGGTGAGGAGCTCATCATCCTCGACGCCCTTCTCCGGCAGCGGCTCGTTCTGGTACTCGGCGAAGAACGCCGCCTCGTCCTGGAGCTTGAGATTCATGGCGTGCTGGATGGCACTGGCCTCGTCGTGGTTGAACCGCTCCGGCCAGGCCACCACTGCGCCGTCATCGAGCGCCTCGCGGTTGGCCTCGTAGAACGCCGTCGCCTCCCGCATGTCGCCGTGGACGCGAAGGCTCTCGGCGCGAATCTCGGCGTACTTGGCCCAGAGCTTCTCGTTCGCGGGGAACGAATAGACCATCCGCGTGCGTTCGCCGTTCCATTCCGGGTGCTTCTCCCGGTCGAGGATGCTGTCGGCCATGTCGCCGGGGCGGATGACCGTGCAGGGCATGATGCCGCTGATCTTCTTGCCTGGCCCCGCGAGGCCCAGCACCGCGCCCGCAAGAATCCGCTCCCGCGTGGCGCACTGGGAAAGCGACCGCGCCGACTCGTCCGTCTGCGGGTCGTCCAGGACCACCAGCGACGGGCGGACGGTCTGGCCATCGGCCCGCTTGTACTTCATACCCCGGATGCGGCCGGTGATGCCTGCCACTTTGATGATGGCCCCGCTGGCCTTCGAGCCGGGCATGGTTGGCAGAACGACCTCGTTCGCCGTCCAGCCGATGTGCGTCCTTTCGCCCTTGTAGAGCTGGCCCGAGCACCGGTTGGCGATGCCGTCGAGGCACCGGATGGGGTGGACGACCTCGGGGAAGTCGGCCTCCAGGAGGTCGTTGCCGTCGAGCTCCATCTTGATGCTGTCGAGCATCTCGATGGCGTGGACCTCGGACGCGCCGATGAGGCAGACGAACTCGCGGTGGCCGTAGAGCACGGCCCAGAGGCACGCACACTCAGCGATGCTGGTCTTGCCGCTGCCCCTGGGCATGGCCAGGGCGAAGAGGCCGCCGTGCAACACCGCCTGCTCGATGCGGGCGATGACCTTCAGGTGGTCGGACGACCAGCCCAGGTAGAACGTCATCGGGAAATACGCCTGGCAGAAGAACCGAAAGTCCCTCTCGGCCGCTGCTTTGCGCTCCGGGTCCACGACGGCGGGCAGTTCGCCGATGTCGCGCCCGGCCTCGGAGAGCGCCCGGTTCCGCGCGGCGGCGCGTTCCTTGAGCGCCTCGTACTCGGCGCTGGGGTCAACGACCTTCCTCGGCGCGTGCCGCTGGTCCACCAGCCACGCCACGTAGCGGAAGAGGTCCACGCGCCGCCCGTCGCCGATGCGAAAGCCCGCCCGCATGCGATGGCGGTAGAGCTGGCGCTCGTCCAGGACCGTCCCCAGCGGCGTCGAGTTCAACAGCCGCGCCAGGTCGGCGGGCTTGAGGTTGCGGGGGTCAATCGCCACGGGCGGCCATCTCCTTCGCCAGCCAGGCAGCATAATGCACGAGGTTGACCGTCCCGTCGGCGTTCACCGGCGCGCCCGCCTCGATGTCCCGGCGGATGTTCTCGACGGTCGCGTACCGAGCGCCCACGGCCGCCAGGACGCGGGTGGCCTGCTGGAGCGTCATGGCCGACGGGCTCAGCGCCCCCCTGTCTGCCGTGCCGGGCACGGCACAGGCAGGCGCGCCGCCGGGTGCGGCAGGGCCTTGCGGCGGGTGCGGGGCAATCTGCCCGGAATCTTCGCTACGCGACATAAGTCTTTACCCCTCCGAAACATGCGACATCAGGAATTCCGCGCTTTTCCGGCAGATTGCCCTTGGCATGTCCGCCCGGCCACGGCCTGATCGGATCGCTGGCATGGCCAGCGCGAAACCTGCCTGTCGGCAGGCAGGCCGAAAGGAGCGAGAACCATGAAGACGACGCGAATCGACATCGAAGGGCCGCTCGGAAGCGCGACCATCCGCCGCGACGGCCGGCGGATCGTCATCACCGGAACGCGGGTGACGAAGGTCGTCGAGCGCCGCGACGGCGAAGGCGTGCCGGTCGGCGAGGCGTTCCAGCTTGAGGCCGACGCCAGGGACACGGCGCTGAACGGGCAGGTCGCCCGGACGCTCCAGTGCTACCTCGACGGCCACCGCGGCACGGCCGGCGACGTCGCCGCGTACCGGCGGGTCATCGAGACCTTCGAGGACTGAAACGCAAGCGTGGCCGGCGCTATCAGGCAAGGAAAGGAACGAACTATGGCCAAGGGCAACGAGAACGTTTTGGGCGTGTCGATTGGCAAGGGGCTGATTGACCGGCTGAAGAAGCAGGCGGTCCGCGAGACCGCCAAGTTGGAGCGGCCCGTGACGGTCACCGAGATCGTCAAGGACGCGGTGGAGGAGTACCTCGGCTACTGGGAGACCGGCATCAATGCCGCCGAGTTCCAGAAGGCCGGGACCGACGACCCCGCCGACCCCGGCAAGGAACTGCGGGACCTGGTCCAGGACTGCGTCTCGCCGGAGGCCGCGGCGGTGATGGCCACGGCTCTCCTGGGGGCGCGTCCGACCGGCGACGACGCCGTGGACCGCGGCGTCCGTTGGTTCGCAGAGCAGTTGGCCGAGGTTCTCGGTGGCTGGGACCGCGCGAGCGACATCTTGGCCGAGTTGGGCTACATCACCATCGACCACAGGTAGGAGGTGCAAGCCATGAAGAAGAAAGAGGTCGTCATCGGTGGCCGCTACCTGGCGAAGGTCAGCGGCCGGGTCGTGCCGGTGCGGATCACCGGCGAGTCCAGGTACGGCGGATGGGACGCGGTCAACGTCGAGACGAACCGCGCCGTCCGCATCAGAGGGGCGCAGCGGCTTCGCAGGCCGGCCGACGCCGCAACGCGCCAAGCAATCGCCGGCGAGGAGACGGACATGAGCAAGGCAAGAAAGGTCGTGTTGGGCCACGTCTATTCGGTGGCCGTGGGCGGCTCGTACCTCCCGGTGCGGGTCGACTCTGGGCTCGGGCACGGGCGGTACGAGGGCACGGTCTTCCAGCCCGACGGCAAGCAGAAGACCGTGAAGTTCTCCACCGACCGCGTCCGGGGCGATGGCCAGCCGGAGGACCAGTGGCGGAAGAAGCAGGAGGCCGGCAAGCAGGAGCGCGAGACCCAGGCGCTTCAGACGGCCGCCAAGGTCGCCTCGAAGGTCCTGGGCGTCCCGGTCGGCGTCGTGCCGCCGAAGCCCACGGTCACCGAGACCGCTGACGAGCCGAAGCCCGGCAAGAAGGCCGAGCGCGCCGATGGCACGATGAGCGGCCTCGACGCGGCGGCGAAGGTCCTGGCCGACGCGGGCGAGCCGCTCAACTGCCGAACAATCGTCGAGCGGGCCGTCGAGAAGGGGTACTGGAAGACCGGCGGCAAGACGCCGTCCGCGACGGTCTACGCCGCCATCCTTCGGGAAATCCAGAAGAAGGGCGATGCGTCGCGGTTCGCCAAGGCCGACCGCGGGATGTTCACGCTCAAGGCGTAGCATCGGTCAATCCCTCCGCTCCGACCACCCCGGCGCAAGCTGGGGTTTGGTCGTTCAGGGCATCCAGTCTCGCCGACATTGCCGCCCTCCGCTGGTAAAGACATCTTGACTTGCGCCCGTCGCTGGTAAAGGCGGCTTTACCAGCGCGGGTGGCAGCAATGCGACGACTCATGCCGTGACCTCCGCCGCCGGTCGTTCCGCCTTCTGTCCCGTGAACTCCTCCCAGCGCCGGACGATGACATCGCAGTAGAGCGGGTCGATCTCCATCACGAGCGCCCGACGCCCGGTCTTCTCCGCCGCGATGAGCGTGCTGCCCGAGCCGCCGAAGAGGTCGAGGACGTTCTCGCCCGGCTTGCTGCTGTAGGTCATGGAGCGGACGGCGAGTTCCACCGGTTTCTCGGTAAGGTGCACCATCGACTGCGGGTTGACCTTCTTGACGCTCCAGACGTCGGTCGCGTTGGTGATCTCCGGGTTGAAGTAGTGGGCCGCGCCTTCCCGCCAACCATAGAAACACCACTCGTGATTGCCCATGAAGTCCTTCCGCGTCAGGACGGGGTGCTCCTTCACCCAGATGATCATCTGCGAGAAGTAGAGCTGCGACTCGCGCAGGGCATTCGGGTAGTTCCAGATGTTCGAGTACCCGCCCCAGATGTAGAAGGCCCGGCCGGGTTCCAGCACCCGCTGGATGTTGCCGAACCACAGCCGCAGGAGCCGCGCGAACTCTTCGTCGGAGATGAAATCGTTGACCAGCGGCCTGTCCTTGGGACGCAGTTTGCCCGTCGTGGCGTGCGTCTCGCCCCGGATGGCGATGTCCATGCCCTGTTGGCCGATGGGACGGTCGCCGGAGACGGCGATAGCGTTGTTGCTCCGGCTGGCGACGCCGACATTGTAAGGGGGGTCGGTGTTGACGAGCTGCACGGTCGCCCCGTCCAGCAGGCGGTCCACGTCCTCGGCCTTGCCGGAATCGCCGCAGAGCAGGCGATGGTTGCCCAAGACCCACAGGTCGCCGGGCTGCGTCACGGCCTCGTCCGGCGGGGCCGGGACGGCATCTGGGTCGGTCAGGCCCTCGGTGCCCGCCGCGCCGAGCATCTTCTCCAACTCCGCCGACGAGAAGCCCAGGAGTTCCAGGTCCACGTCCATGCCGCGCAGTTCCGACAGCTCGATGGGCAGCAGTTCCATGTCCCACGTGGCCAGGTCCGCGACCTTGTTGTCGGCGATGCGGTAGGCCCGGACCTGCGCCGGGGTGAGGTCGGTCGCCACGTGGACGGGCACCGTCTCCAGCCCGAGCTTCTGCGCCGCTTTCCAGCGGGTATGACCCACGACGATGACGCCCTCGGCGTCCACGACGATGGGTTGCCTGAACCCGTACTCCCGGATGGACCGGGCGACCGCCTCGACCGCGCCGTCGTTGTCGCGGGGGTTCTTGTCATAGGGCTTAATGTCCGAGATTTTGCGAAGTTCGACCTTCATGGCTCAATCCTCCTTGCCCGCCGGCCCGGCGGGCGTCTGAAATCGTTCCAGGGTTCCGCCCCGTTTGCGCCAGGTTGCGTCAGGTCGCGACCTTTGGGTCGGGGCGGCGGATTCCTCGACCCCACGAACCGCTCGGCCCGGGTGCGACCTGGTGGGGCAGTCCGCGCCGGAAAACCGGACACGCAAAACAAACTGTGCCCAAACGCGCGACCGTTCCCGCCGCCGTCTCGGCGCACGCTTGCGGCGGAGGAACCATGAAACATGAAACGCGCACGCGCGCACGCACCCCGGCCCGCGCGACGGCCTTCAGGCCGTTCGCGCGCCGGGGGGTATGGGGGGGTGTGCGCGCAAATGAGTGCCGTTGTTCCGCCCGTGATGTAATCGCTTGAACAACAGATGGTTACAGCGCACACCAAGGCGGAACAAAGGCGGAACTGTTCCGCCCGTAGTTCCGGCGGAACTCCGACAGCAGTTCCGCCCCCAGTTCCGCCAGTTGTTCCGCTTGCGATGGTCATTCGCACGGCTCCAGTTCATCACGAATCCGGCGCACGTAGCGCGGCGACACGCCGCATCGCTCGGCCACGTCTTTGGTGGACAGTTCGGGGTGTTCCCTCAGTGCGGCCTGGACGAGGTAGCGGCTGTTCTGCGGCGAATCCTCGGACGGTCCGACCGTGGCGTAGACGAGGGTCTTGCGATGCCCGATGGTCCATCGGAACGCCAAACCCTCCTCCTCGGCCAGGTCGAGCAACCGTTTCACACGGCGGGACGAGATGCCCTCGGCTTCAGCCTCTTCGAGGATACGGGCCTGACTCTTGGGCTCCTGGCCCAAGAATCGTTTGGTGAATCCGGCGGCGTCGTAGGACGGCGGCTTCTCTTCGTCATCGCCGCTTTTGGCGCTCCGCTTGCCGCCTTCCTTCCGCAGCGCCGCCGGATCCAGGTCGTCCGCGGGCATCCAGACCGGCCAGGCCCAGCGGAGGCAGCGCGGCGGGAGAGGCGGCCAGGAACGCACCGCCGCCTCCATCACCACCGCGTCCTCCTCTTCGTGGCGGCGTAGGATGAGGTGCGTGTCCGTGGCGCGAGACTGCGCGCCGGCACCGGCTCCCACGTCGGTGAGTTCCTTCAGGGACTGGTTCCCCTTGGACGTATGGTGGATGAGCACGAAGCAGCACTTGAGGTAGTCGGCGAACGAGTCCAGGTAGTTGTAGAGACTGGCCATCGTGCCGTTGTCGTTCTCGTCGGCCCGCATCGGCAGGAAGCGATAGAAGGCGTCGAGGATGACGACCTTGAACCGCCCGGGCGCGAACTGCCGGAAGTACGGCCCGAGGGCGAAGAGGTCCTGGAGCCGCCCACGAAGGTTCTCGACATAGAGACGGTCCGCGACCGCCTCCATGCCGATGCCGCGCACCTCGGCGACCTTTGGGATGCGGTTGGCCGATGTTTCGCCGTGCAGCTCATTGTCGAGGATGAGCACTTCGCCCGGCACACAGTCCATGCCCAGCCACGGCCGGCCGGTGGCGACCGCGAGCGCCAGGTCGATGACGAGCCAGCTCTTGCCGATCTTCGGGGCGGAGATGACGTTCATGGTCTCGCCCTCGCGGAGTAGCCCCTCGATGACGGGCTTACGTAGGGTGGGGTAGAGCTCGACAAGTTGGCGTAGGCTCTTGGGGGCCGAGATGCTGGGCCGAGCGTCGATTGCTGCCGCGGGCGGGTGAGTGGGCTGCGGCACAAGGGCGGAGAGGTTCACGCCTCCGGCGGATCGCTCCTGGACGCCTCGCCGCGCCAGGGCGATGGTCTTCGTGACGTAGTCGGGACGGAGGGCCTTCTCAGGCTTCTGGCCGTGCCTGCGCCGGACCGCGATGAGCAGGTCGGCGATCTCCTGGTCGCTCCAGCCGCTCAAGGCTGCGATGTCTGCGAGCGATTGGTCGTAGGCACTCTGCGATTGGTCGCTGAAATCGGCACGCCAGTGATTCCACGAATCCGAGAACGTCTGCGAGACGCACATCAAGCGGCCGAACTTGTCGGCCGGCGGCTCGGCGTCGGGCCGCAGCGCAAGTGCGTCCACCTGCACCTCGTCCATCTCGGCCGGGACTTCATCGGCCGCGAACGGCTCGAAGTCGTCGGGGTTGTACCGGCGGTCGCCGGACTCCAGGACGCGGACCTCGACGGGCATCTGGCCCTTGCGATTCACCGTTCCCGGCAAACGCAGCACGCGGGCCAGGTCGCCGACGGAGTCGACGTCCCAGCCCAAGCCGCGCGCCGCGTTGCGGACGGCCTGGACCCAGCCTCGGGCAGTCTTGGCCGCCTCGATGCGCTCGTCGTCCGTCTCAAAGACCCACGGCTCCTTGAAGAGCCAGTAGGCGTGCAGGCCGTGGCCGGAACCCACGAGGACGCTCGGCGCGAGCGGGAGCCTGTCCAGGATGGTCCGGGCCTCGTCGACTGTGCGAGGCAGGGGCTTCTCCGCCCGCCACGGCGCGGCCAGGTCGATGTCAGCCCAGAGGCCGACGATGGCTACGATGTCGGACGAGGAGTTCCGCCTGCCGAAGTTCCGGCCCGCAAGGCCGACGCCGAAGTAGACCTCCTTGGTCTTCGCCTCCTCGGCGGCGTGGAGCGCCGCTGCGGTCAGCGACGAGAAGTGCCTCGTCCGCCGGTCGGGCAGCGTGAAGACGCACAGCCGCCGGTCCTCGGCGACCGCTTCGGCAAACAGCATGTTCAGGAACTCTTCCATGCGGTTCCTCAGAACGGGATGTCCTCCGCGTCATCGACCGGCCTGCCGTCAGGCACGACGGTGCTGGTGACGGCTTCGCCTCCGTCTGCGTCATCGTCCCAGCCGGGTTCGCGGTACGAGGGCTTCTCGCCGAGGTCGTAGCCGACGATGCGGTCGAACTCCTCGCCGGAGACGTGCCGCACGGTGATGCTCTTCGTGGGCGCAAGCGCCCCGCGCTCGGCGAAATAGACGGCGTCCTCGGCGGTCTCCGGCACGGGGAGATTCGAGCGCTTCCGCCACCAGAGTTCCGCCTTGTGCCGGGCGTAGCCGGTGTGTTCGAGGCAAATCCACTCCGACTGCCACCGGCTGAAGCCGATGCGATACTCCACGCGCATCGAGCGCGGAGCGTCCGGCGGGGCGTTGCGCTTCACGTGGACGCCGTAGACCACCTCCTCCACGGGATAGGTCTCGACCGTGACGTCGCCGGAGAGGATGCCCTCTGAACCGGCCGTCCCCGCGTGCCTGGCCCTGCGCTCGTCATCGCGCTTGAAGAACTCGTAGCCGCAGTCCGGGCAGACCGAG